GGTCAAGAAGCCATCCTCTGGACACTAGTTCACTCGCAAGTCGCATGAATGCTCGCTCTAGCCCACGCTTGTTTAAACGGGGCTGTGCCGAGACCCCACCGCACCCCCGCCCCCCTTGTGACGCAACGCACCCCCACGCTGTATACAGTTTAATCCGCTCATCCCATCACATCACTTCATCATGTCAACCCCCCCCCTTTCTTTTTTCAGATCTAGTTGTTTAAACGCAACAGTTTATGTATCATGGGAACATTAGTTCGTGTTTAAACACCCCGGGGGTATATTTTTGCCAAAAAAGGTTAGGGATCTCACACCAGCGCAGAAGAAGGTTTTGGACTTCATCAAGCTGTTTATTAAGGTCAGGGGGTTTGCACCCTGCCTTCAGGAGATCGCCGTGGGTTTACAGATGAGAAGCCGGAGCAACATTCATCGACTTGTGGCGGAACTCAGGGAGAAGGGGTATCTGTCAACCAAGCCTTTATTGGCAAGGACGATCAAGGTCAAAGATGAGCGACCTGCTGAGTAAAGACGAGATTAAGCAGTACATGGCGTTGCTGGATAACCTTCCGGAGGATTCTCCACAGGTAGAGAAGGTCTGGGCATTATTAAAGGCTCATAAGAGGGCGGTGTGTAGAGAGTCCTTTATGCCGTTTGTCAAAGAGATGTGGCCTTCCTTTATTGGGGGTAAACATCACCAAATCATGGCGGAGGCCTTTGAGAGGGTAGCCAACGGTGAGCTTAAGCGGTTAATCATTAATATGCCGCCCCGACACACTAAGAGTGAGTTTGCAAGTTATCTGTTCCCGGCGTGGTATCTGGGCAGGTTTCCTGAAAAGAAGATTATTCAGACAGCACACACAGCAGAGCTTGCCGTTGGATTTGGTCGTAAGGTAAGGAATCTTGTAGGTTCTTCTGACTATCAGGGGATTTTTCCAACCAAGCTGTCCGCCGATTCAAAAGCCGCAGGACGTTGGAACACCCACAAGGGCGGGGATTACGTTTGCTATTGGTGTGGGTGGTGCTGTAACCGGTAAGGGTGCAGATGTCTTGATCATTGATGACCCCCATAGTGAGCAAGAGGCAATGCAAGGCAATCCGGGGGTCTATGACAGGGTCTATGAGTGGTACTCGTCTGGCCCTAGTCAGCGTCTACAACCGGGCGGAAGCAATCGTGGTGGTAATGACTCGATGGTCTAAGAAAGACTTAACAGGGCAGGTCTTACAGAACTCCATGAACAGGGATGGCGATGAGTGGGAGATTATTGAACTCCCCGCCCTTTTACCTTCTGGAAAACCCTTATGGCCCGAGTTCTGGAAGCAAGATGAGCTAGAGGCGATCAGGGCGGAGATTCCTGTGGGCAAGTGGGAAGCCCAGTATCAGCAGAACCCAACATCTGAAGAGGGCGCAATTATCAAGCGGGAGATGTGGCGGATCTGGGAGAGCGAAAAGCCACCAAGCTGTGATTACATCATTCAGTCTTGGGACACAGCCTTCGAGAAGAATAACCGGGCGGACTACTCCGCCTGTACCACATGGGGCATCTTCTACAAAACCAACGACGAGGGGATTGACTACGCCAACATCATCCTTCTGGATGCGTTTAAAGAGCGTATGGAGTTTCCTGAGTTAAAGCAGATGGCCTATCAGATGTACAAGGAATGGAACCCAGACACCCTGATCGTTGAGAAGAAAGCCGCCGGTGCGCCCCTGATCTATGAAATGAGAAAGATGGGGATACCGATGTCGGAGTACACACCGAGCAAAGGTTCGGATAAGATAGCCCGTGTAAACGCTATATCCGATTTATTTGCATCAGGACTCGTATGGTGTCCTGATAAACGATGGGCGGAAGAGGTGATGGAAGAGGTCGCCTCATTCCCAAACGGCGATCACGATGACTTGGTGGACTCCACCAGTCAGGCGTTATTGAGATTTCGACAGGGCGGATTTATTCAGATCCCGACCGATGAGGCGGATTCCACATTCATTCCCCGCAAGGCGAGGTATTACTAAATGGCAATTGAAAAAGCACTCAACCAACTCCCCGAAGGCATTCAACTGGAAGCCGAAGGCCCACCCATTGAAATTGAGATCGAGATTGAGGCCGATGAGGATGGGCTAGAAGTTGAGATCGAAGCCAAAGAAGTCACCTTTGAAGAGAATCTAGCCCCTGAGATCGATCAGGACGAACTCCTAAAGGTTGCCGATGAAGTCCTTGATTTAATTAAGATTGATCTGGATTCCCGCAAGGAGTGGGAAAAAACCTACGCCGAAGGTATCAGGCTTTTGGGTCTGAAGATGGAAGAAAGGACCGAGCCTTGGGACGGAGCCTGTGGAGTCTTCCACCCCATCCTTTCAGAGGCGGTTGTCCGGTTTCAGTCCGAAACGATTATTTCAACCTTCCCAGCCTCTGGCCCGGTAAAAACCCAGATTATCGGGAAGGTGACCCCGGATAAAACTCAGGCGGCAGGTCGAGTTCAGGAAGACATGAACTACCAGTTGACCGAGAAAATGCCGGAATACAGGTCTGAGCATGAACGACTCCTTTGGTCTCTTCCGATTACCGGATCAGCGTTTAAAAAGGTTTACTTCGATCCCAGTTTAAACAGGCAGGTGGCGATGTTCGTCCCCGCCGAAGACATCATTGTCCCCTACGGCGCTTCAGATCTCCAGTCCTCCCCCCGTATTACCCACCGTATGCGAAAGACCGAGAACGAGATTCGTAAGCTCATGTCCCAAGGGTTTTACTCAGACATCGATCTTCCTGATCCACAAGAGATCCGGACCGAGATTGAGAAGCGTCAGAATGAAGAGACCGGTATTTCCGCCATCAAGGACGAGCGTTTCACCATCTACGAGGTCCATTGCGAACTGGATCTGCCCGGATTTGAAGATAAAAAAGACGGTCATACCACCCAAATCGCTCTCCCCTATGTCATTACGATGCTCTCAACCGGAGAGGTTTTAGCAATTCGGCGCAATTACATCGAAGAAGACCCCGTTAAACAGAAGCGGATGCACTTCGTTCACTACATTTACATCCCCGGATACGGCTTTTATGGCTTTGGATTGATCCATTTGGTGGGCGGATTCGCTGAATCTGCAACGTCCCTGCTCCGACAACTGGTCGATGCCGGTACTTTATCGAACCTTCCGGGCGGATTTAAGAGTAAAGACCTCCGTGTTAAGGGCGATGACACCCCCATAGCACCGGGTGAGTGGCGGGATGTGGATGTAACGGGCATGACGATCAAAGATTCGATCATTCCCCTGCCCTATAAGGAGCCTTCCGCCACCTTGTTCAACCTAATGAACACCATTGTGGAAGAAGGTCGCCGGTTTGCCTCTGTGGCGGACCTAAAAATTGCCGATATGTCCGGACAAACGCCGGTCGGCACGACATTAGCCATTTTAGAGCGGACCTTAAAGGTCCAATCCGCCGTTCAAGCCCGTGTCCATGTTGCAATGCGCCACGAGTTTAAACTGCTTGCCTCCATTGTCCGGGATTACACCCCGCCAATCTATAACTATGAGACCGAGGGTGGTCCCCTCGCCAAGATGTCGGACTATGACATGGTTGAAGTCATACCCGTCTCTGACCCGAACGCTTCCACGATGGCCCAGAAGGTGGTTCAGTACCAAGCCGCCCTCCAATTGGCCCAAGGAGCGCCTGATATTTACGACCTCCCCCTTCTCCACCGCCAGATGCTAGAGGTTTTGGGGATTAAGGATGTCGATAAGATCGTTCCCCTTGAAGATGACTTCAAGCCGCAAGATCCTGTGGCGGAAAACATGGACATTTTGAACAGTAAGCCCGTCAAGGCGTTTCTGTATCAAGACCATGAGGCCCATATGCAGGTCCATATGAACATGGCCCAAGATCCTAAGATCTTGCAACTCGTTGGACAAAGCCCCAACGCCCAAGCCATACAAGCCGCCATGCAAGCGCACATCGCAGAACACCTTGCCTTCCAATATCGCATCGAGATTGAGAAGATGCTGGGCGTTCCGCTACCCCCAGAAGACGAAGCTCTACCTGAAGACATTGAAGTTGAACTCTCCCGTGCTGTGGCGATGGCCTCAGACAAACTGCTCCAGAAGGATCAGGCGGAGACTCAACAACAACAAGCCCAACAACAAGCCCAAGATCCGATCCTGCAACTTCAACAGGCCGAGTTCCAGCTTAAACAAGCGGAATTTGAGCATAAGAAGGCAATGGACCAAGCCGAACTTGCGTTGAAAGCCCAAGCCGAACAGGCAAAGAACGAACGGGAAACCAAACGCATCGATACTCAGGCGGAAATCGCCGGAGCGCAACTTGCCGTTAAGGCTTCTGATAAGCAAAGAGATTTAGCTCTGCGAGCGCAGGAGTTTGAAGGCAAGCAATTAACGGAAGGAGTACGACTTGGACTTCAAGGAGTGGCTAATAACAGAAATAAAAGGTGAACAGCGTTCCCTTATTGAATCTGTGACCCATCAACCAGCGCCCGACTATGCGTCGTATAGAGAGGTGCTGGGTGAGATAAAGGGTCTTCAGCGTGTAGTACGTTTACTGGAGGATTTACCTGATGAGTGATTTACGGATGCCCACCCCAATGGGCTATAAGTTGTTGATTGCAATACCAAAGTTGGACGAGACCTACGAAAACAGTCAGATTGTTCGTCCGGATCATTTACTTAAGAAGGAAGAAACCGCCACCGTTGTTGGGCTGGTAATGAAGATGGGTTCTCTTGCCTACAAAGATCAAGATAAGTTTCCCGATGGGCCTTGGTGCAAGGAGGGGGATTTTGTCCTGATGAGGGCGTATTCCGGAACCCGGTTCAAGATTGTCTCCAACGAGGGCAATGAGGAATTTCGCCTGATTAATGACGACATGGTTGAAGCAGTCGTTGAAGACCCCCGTGGAATCACACGCATTTAAGGAGCGGC